ATATATTTGATACTGCATTTTTAGAAAGATCTTTGAATAACCAGCCTTTAATTGTAAATGAAGTATCAGCAGAAATACGATACTTGTCAGATGCATTAATGTCTGTGGGGTAGGTCATGTTCAAATTACCGTCCCATAATATTTCACTTCTTATTTCTTGTGGAATAGAAAGACCAGCTGATTCAGGTACTTTCCAACTTATAATGATGTAAGGGTCATTGTAGGGTACAAAATTAGAAATAATTTGATCCATGTCGCTTTGATACTTTGCAAGGATAGACATGTTAACAGATATGTTAACGGGCACTGGTGTGCGCATGTATGCAGATGTTGATCCTCGGTTTGATTCAGTTTGAGTTTTGTTGGTATAAAAGCCAGCTATCTTATTGAAGACTCTGTCGTTATCGCGCGACACACTATTAATGGATACTGCAATAACAGGCAGTGTCAAATTTTGAGATCTATTTACAATATCAAATAGAACGCGTTGCTTGGGACTGTAAACATATCTTACCTGAATTTGATCTTGCTCTTCACGAATAGAATTATACCTCTTAATAATTACATTGTCGAATGCAGCAACAAATTGAATCATTAAGTCTTTGATTTCAAAGCTAAATGCCCGATCTTTCACTAAATTATTTAATGTTTAGCTCGTTCTCTGTAATGATTAAAAACTTAAAACCCTTTTTATCGCAGAAAGCTTTTGCAGCATCCCATTTGGCACGATTCTGTACATATGTTTTGGCTTCATATATAAACGTTGTATTTTTCTTATTACCTTTAACTGGTTTCAGTGTTTGTTTGAAAGGCTTTATCTCAATTAGATACTTTTCAGTAATATTATTATCTAGTTTGATCTTTACATAGTTATCAACAAAATATCGATGATACTTACTATCCAATGGATTGAGATATGGTATTACAAAATTTTCGCTACCCCACTCAAGCACTCTGGAATTAATATCACACCATTTGAAGAATTTTAATTCATAACCAGAACGATATATGGCATACCCTTTGCCTTTGTATTTTTGTGGATTGATAGGCTTGTAAATGCCTTGGTTATATTTGTCGTTTTTAACAAACATGTTAGCCTAAGAAGAATTGTGGAGGAGCAACATCTCCAAGCCCAGGTGCACCTGTGTAAAGCCTTTCTTCCAATTCTTTCTTTTCAGCTAAACCTTGCTGCAACATGTCGTTGTAATTTAACGCACCACCGCCTAGCAAATTCATGTTATTATATTTACCACGGACTTGACCAATGTTAATCTTAGTCAATGCCAAAGCATATTGATAGACCCAAGGTTCTTTGATAATATCGCGCAGAGGTCTTTCTACGTAGCAAGAAATTACACCATAAAAACGGGAACCACTGCCAGGCGTGCGGGGCGGGGGGAACATGGTCATCATTTGTGTGCGGTCGTCAAATTGAATGTATCGTCTTTGTGCCAAAACTTTTTCACGAGTATCAAGCCAATTTTTGAGCACAACCCAACTGATGAGATCAAACCCATAATTACCCATGGCGTAACTAAAATAGGTTTGCTGAGCCAAAGTTTGTTCAATTGTAAACAATGTATTAACTCCTTCGTTTGATCCTTCTTCGAAATCTGTAATATCTATGACCTTGCGGTAGTCCATTATATCATAATCAAAACTATTAACATATTGTGTTGTGCTTGGCTGAGATGGTGTGAAGTATGAACTCAAAACAAGATTATATGCAGTGATATCACTGTATAATGTTTGAGTGAGAATTTGATTGGTAAACAATCCACTTGCATAAGTGGCACTTAAAGATGAAGAAGCAGAAAATACACTACTAGGAACAGCTGAGTTTGCAATAAAGACAACACTAGCGTTAATATTTACACGATTAAAAAATGGTGTTATAGAATAAAGTTGATCCAATCTTAATCCTGCCCTATCAACATACAAATCAGAATCAAACACAAGAAGTTCTTCTGTATAACCAGCAAATTTAGTAAACATTTCTGCTGAAATAGATATGTTCTCATACAGTTGATCTTGATGCACTTCAAGATTAATCAGGGGAGCGCCAAGTGCACGTGAAATTCGTTCACCCAATCTATTATAACTAGTGATTTTACTGTTAAGATTGGTACTAACGAACGCTGTTACTGGTGTGACTGCTGTGCATTCCATCTAATTATTTATGCTGCAGGAGCTTCAGGAGTTGCTGCGGCTGCGCCTGCTTCTGCACCAGTTGCTGGAGCCTCAGGAGCTGCTTCTGCTCCACCGCTCACAGCTGCAGTGCCAGGCCCAAACGCAGGTGGTGCACCACCACCGATTTCAGCACCACCTTCTGCAGCCGCTGGCTCACCACCTGCTGCAATAGCTTTTTGCCATGCTGGGCCTGCTGCTTCAATTTGTGCAAGTTCCCATGAAAACTCTTTGTCTTTGCGCAAGAATTCACGATTAGCCATAATCTCTTTTTCAGTCCATCCAAGGTAACGCTTTTGTGCATAAGTCTTAGAGACACTATCGTTTTGAGAGAAATCATTAAATGTCTTGGCTTTGAGTTCAAGTTTCTGTTGTTCTCTGAGTTCATAAAAGTTGGATGGCGGATTAAAAGTGAGGTCCAAATGATGTTCTTTGAGCTTATGTTTATCCCACAACTCCTTGAGCTTCAAATGTGTAATGAAACCGTTCTTCAAGCCTAAAGCAAATCTCTGTTGCAACCTTACCACAAATTTAGCAAACTTTAGCTCTTCACGAAGAATATTCTCACCACCTTGGTATTGATCTTCTGGATTCAATCTTGTGGTTGGCACTTTAAGAGCTTTGTAGAGCTTCTTAACAAAGTACATCAAGTCAGTTAATTCACCAAGATTCTGACCACCAGGCAAAGCAGTAACATTTGTCCCATCACTACCAGCACGCTTTGCAAACCAAAAACTATCCAGCATGGATTGTGGATTAAACTTCTGCACAGTTGCGTTTTGATCTATATCAAATGTTCTCTTGGACCAATAATTGCTCATGAGCTTGCGTAGATAAGCTTCAGCTTTTGGGGGCGACATGTTGCCCACATCCACATTAAAGATCAAACGCTCCGGTGCTCTAACCAATCTATAAATTACAATTGAATCTTCAATCAAAGATAACTGACGATAAGCACGGCGAGCATTCTCAATAAATGGCAGACGCAGCGTCTTGTTCTCGTTCCATATTCCAGAATTAATATATGTTATTTGATTCTTATCCATTGGAATCATCTTATAGTCTTTGATCTTAAGAGGATTTTGTGGATCCATGATTGGCTTTCTGAGCAAGAAGCCCTTCACAAGCATGTTCTGCACATTGGAAAAGATAGGGTCAATTAATTCGCTAGGAACAGATACAACACCTAAGACGCCTTCTTGTGGAAATCGTTTGTGAATAACGTGCTCAAAATATAATTCAGCTTCAACAAGCATTCTTCTAAAATATTCCCACCCATTAGCTTCTAGATTAAAGTAATTGATATAACGATCAAATTCACGTGAAAGACTTTCCTTTACTGGGGCTTCAAAATCTTCCGAAACATTAAAAGTAAGTTTAACAATTTCACCTTTATCATTTTTATTGACACACTCATCACAAATCTCATCCAATGCATCTGCAACCTCTGAAAATGCTGCCATGATTCTGTAATCCATCATGCGTTTGGGTTTATCAGTTTGCACGTTTGCATACATGTACTGATAGAATTGCGATTCGCGCATTACATTGGCAACTTGCTCATCACCATAACTTGTAGAAGAAGAAATGCTCTGTCTTTGTAAAGCTTCTTGTCTAGACGTGCCTTGGTCGTGGAACAATTTAAACTTTGGGTTCAACTCATCAAACTTATCCAAAATGCTATATGAAGTATAAGGCAGTTTATTGCTAATAAACTTGTATAATTGTCTTCCAAATCCACCTGAGCCTTCTGTTGCCATAAATTAAGTTAAATTACTTATCATCTACTTCAGATGTTCCTAGGTAATCTTCTAGTTTAATACCACGGAGCTTGCAGTAATGAATGATATGGCTCATATTATCGCTATATATAGCTTTTTTTGCTAATTCTTTATTATTATTGCTTGAATCTACAATCTTTAATGTAGGTTTACGTGTTGGTTTGCTGCTTGGCATATTAATATTTATTTCTTTACTGTAAAACCTTTAGCTTTAAAAGCTTCTAACATGTTTTTAACATCAGTATATAGATATGGTGTATCATAGCGAGAAAACACGTTTTTCTGCTTATCATACCAGAATAGACGCAAGCTATTAACGTTTTTTCCTGTCATGGTGCTGTAAAGATAAGCATAAGTAGAGATCTGAAGTGAATATGCATTGTATTCACAATCACTAAAATGAGTTAAAGGTGAAAGTAATGTTTTATTATATTTTGAGGATTGTCTGAAATTCTTATTAGTCTTGAGATCATACACATCAAACGTTTTGCCTTGATCAACAATAAAATCTGCTGTACCAGCAATTCTGTATTCGTTATTATGTACAAGTGTCTCGCTTTTAACTTTATTAATATTGAGATCAGATATTTCTAAAAACTTAATAACCATTTCATCATCTTTAAATTTTTCACCACCAGATTTTATATGCTCTTCAATCTTTGAATGCGAATCAGTGCCAAAGTCGCACGCAGTTGTTTTTACAGTATTCCATCTCTTCTTGATCTCATCTTGTGTTACACCTTCTTTTGCAGCTACAAGCTTGGAAAATTTATCAACATCAAAAGGCTCTTTAAAAGAATTAATTACAGTTGTTACAGAGAAGTAATTCACGCCTGTATGTACATTTGTATAAGCATGAAGCTCTTTATTAAATTCTATCACCTACTAATGGTAATATAAGATTCTATAATTCAAGCAGATTTCTTAAGCTTGACCAAACTAAAGACGACCGTGGTTGTCATGTCCATCTCTATCTTTGTAATTAATTTGAAACCAATTCTTGACATTCTGTTTATTAAGCTGTTGACCCAATCATGTGAAACATTAACAAGCATAGATTGATTCTCTTTGTCGCCATATGTATGGCGAGAAAACTCTTCGCAAATGGCAATGCCATTTGTAAATGCATCACTTCCAATCATAATAATATTTAATCAATCTTTTTAAAATATGACAGCTTGTTTTTGCTATTGGAGGCAGATGGTGTGTTGTCAGTTATACGTATAAAATTTTCACTATTTATTTCTTTTTGTTCTATTTTTTCGCTTTCATGTGCTAGAATTGTGGGTGTTAATGCTGGCAGATCCCATTCCATTTTGCTCCAATATATTGTGCCTAGTTGTCTATTATCAGAAGTGGTTTTTATTACATTTGCTTGAGTAGGTACAGAAGAATTAGTAGGAGTAGGTAGTGTACATGTAATGGTGGGGGTTGGTGTTGTAGTTGGATCGGGAGTAAAAGTTACAGTTACTGTAGGAGTCACTGTAGGTGTACAAGTTACGGTAGGTGTAACTGTGGGTGTAGTGGTAGGAGTATGTGAAGGTACTGGTACAATTATTTCTTCATCAACTATTACTTTTTTTTTATCAAAGAATTAAAAACTATCAACAAAATTACAGCTAATGGATCAAATACAAATACCAATGATATGATAAAGTATTTTACAGCTGCATCTAACTCAAGATTAAATGATTTTGCAATAAACTTGAAAGTGCCGATATCTGACTCTTTGCTTTCATTTTGCTTAAGCTCCAGCAGTTGTGAATTAAGCAATTCAAGCTCATTCATTATACTGCCGTTTTCTTTATTGAGCTCATCAATCTGCAAATTTGCAGTTTTAATTTCTTCACTTACGTTTTCGAGAATTTTAGTTTTGCTCTTAAGAGCATTTGCATCAATTGATTGATCTGTACCGAAAAGACCACTTTTTTGTGTACTTGTATTTTGTTTGGTTGTAGAAGAGAGCCTATCCTCTTGTGATGTTCTAATATTTGACAATGTTTTGACTCTTTCTTTATTGTAATCAAATTTTTGCTGCAATGTAATTTTCTTTTCTTCAGCAAAAGTTACTTTGGCTAACATGGTTTCTGACTTTATTTTACTTCTATAAAATGCATCCGATAAAAATCCAAATATGCCCAAGCTTGTAATAATCATTAAAACAGCTATGGCAGTGAATAGATATGTTTTTATAAAGCTATTCAATTCGTGATAATACCGGTATAAGCTACTGGTTGCAACAAGCTTGCCAATTTCAAGAGAACCGGCCATAAGAACAACAGGCCAAAAGCTACCTGCGAACAATAAAGATATGCCTTTTATTGAAAAATATGCGGCAATAGATGCTATAAGAAACGATGAAAAGCCTACTATATACTTAAACACTTATTATTTAATACTCTTCACCGTCTTCATCCAGGTCGTCCAGCTCTTGAGGTTCAATTAATTCAGTGTCTTCATCCTTGCCTCTACGTAAAATTTTTAATAAATCAAACTTCTGATCTTCGTCAATATACAATATACCAACTTCCTTGCCATCAATTTTGACAATAAGATTTTGTTTATCGTTGTATGAATCTTTAACTTCTATCTCTATGCTTTTCATTCAATTTTTCTTCAACATATTCAACAATTATAGAACCGATTTTCTTACAAAACTGCTTATCAGTAAGCTTATGGAGCTTGTACACATTTTTGAAGAGCTCTTCAACATCTTGGGTAATTGAAAAATTGACTTCAACACTCTTGTCATCAATTCGTTGAATCTGATTCAACTCCAGGCCTAGAACTGTCTTGCTTTTCTTTGATTTTTTCAATGACGTGTGAATATTTATTATAGACACCGCCAATTACTGATAGTTCTTGACCTCTGATAGCACCACGGGATGCCATCAAATTAATAATATCGACCACAGCTTTGAGATCAGCAAGATTTATTTCAACGTCGCTCATATGTTAATGCTTGTGTATAAAACCTTTGGTAACAGAATAAACAGTACCACCATCTTCATCTAAAATTTTAAT